CGCCGACGTGAATCCCGACGCCCACGAGGTTGCCGCCGCCGCCGAGCGCCGTGCACTCGTGGAGTCCGGCCGGGCCGAGGAAGCTCGGCAGAACGCCAGCGCCGCCACTGAGCAGGGCCGCAAGGATGCTGCCGACCTCACCATTCTGCGCGGAGAAGCTGCTCGTCTCGCACTTGAGCGCGACGCCCTTGCCCGGGAACTTCTCACCCAAGCCGAGCGCAACCGTGTCGAGAACCAGAAGGCGATCGACGCCGCCGTCGCCGCCGCCAAGAAGGCGCGGGACGAGCAGCAGAATGCGATGCTCAAGTCGCAGGCCGAGAAGCTCACGTGGATCGGCATCAGTTGCCTATCGGCCGCCGTCTCGATCGCCGTGCTGGTCGGGTTCTTCGGCTCGCTTCTCGTTCTCCGAAAGACCGGCGTGCACCTCGCGGTCCTCGCGCTGGTCGGCTTTCTCTTCCTTGGCGCCGCGCAGATCATCGCCTCCCCGTATTTCATGCCGGCCTGTGTCGCCGTGATCCTCGGAGGGTGCGTCTGGTTCGGCATCTGGGCGTGGTGCCACCAGAAGCGCGGAGACCTCGCGCAGGAGATGCAGGCTCGCACCGCCAAGGTCGCGGCCGTCGCCACGACGGTCGTCCCGATTCTCGATTCTGCGTACGAACAGGCGGAAGGTCCGGTCAAGGAATGGCTGGACACTCATCTTCTCGGCAAGCTATCTTCGGCGATGGACCGAGCCACCAAAGCAACGGTACACGAGATCCGAGCGACGTCCGCGACCCCAGATGTATCACGAAACACCTGAGCACCATGCCTCCCTCCCACCCGCCCAAGCCCAAGCCGACCACACCCATCCCGGTCGACCCCAAACCCAAGAGGTTTTGACACCATGGGAACCGAGCGCCCGACCTTTTGGACGCAGTTGCGGGACGTGATCCCCATCGCCTTCCTCTCCGCCGCCTTTGCCGTCGGGATGTTCGCATCCCAGACCCAGAGCAAGGCGGACAAGCTCAGCGCACGCATCGACAACGTGCAGTTGACGGCACGCGCCGAGCTGGACTCCGCCGTCCAGATTCGAAAGGTGCAACTGGCCGAGATGGAGCGACGCATCCAACTGCTGGAGCAGATCGCCCGTGAGAACGCCGAGACCTTCCGCAAGTTCAGCGAGGGGCAGGCGGCGATCGCCGCGAATCTAACCTACCAGAGCGCGGCCATCGACACGATGACCAAGAAGCTCGACGCCCACATGGCGCAGCACTGAACGACCCCATGCCCTCCCAGGTAACAGTCCTCGCCTTCGTCTTCTACGCCCTCGGCCTGCTGTTGTTCGCGTGGCGGTTGGTGCGCAACATCCGAAACGATGCCCGGGTTCGGCGCCTGCTCGACATCGCCGAGTACAAGGCCCAGTGCTTCGAGGACTGCGACAAGCTGGCTGCGGCCAACGAGCGCATCCACGAATTCTCCAACTCGCTGCTGCGCGGGTTCCCCGTGGTGAAGTTTCGTCACCCCGAGCCCGTGCCGGCCAATGCCGACCACTGGTACTACCGGATCAGGATGGAGAATCTCGACCATCTGTTCACCGAGGAGGCGGTGCGCGAGGCGCGCCGGCGGGCAGAGCTCCTCATCCCGCCGCCCCCGAAGCTGACCTTGCGCAAACCCCCGACGTGATGTAGCAAGCCCATCATGTCAGACCAACCCCCAGAACCGCCTCCGGCCCAAACGGAGGATTTCAGCAGCGTGTTCAAGCCGAGCGGGAACGTTGTCGCGTTCCCAACCCCCGAGTCGATCCCGGCGAAACGCCCGCGCGGGCGCCCGCACAAGGACGGAGAGCCCCCGCACCAGAGCCCCGAGGTCGAGCTTGCCGAGGCCGTGGCCCTGATGAACAAGGACGAGGAACCAGCCAAGGCACAGGTCACCGGCCGGACGACCAACGGCGTCAACTGGGCAGGTGTGTTCCTGTTGTACAGCAAGGGCGTGAGCCTGGAGGAGTTAGCCGACCAGTTCAACCTGCCGCGCGCCAAGCTCCTGAACAAGGCCCGTGCCGAGGAATGGGACCTGCTGGTCAAGCACCACGGGTCCGCCGCGGTCGTCGCCCCGCCCCCGCTCGCGTCCGTCGTCACCCAGTCGGCCGCCGAGGTCGATAAGGCGAAAGCTCGGATCGAGGCGAACCGCGAGGAAGCGTTCACTGTCGCCAAACGTCTCCGCTCGAACATCGTCGGGGTGCTCAGCACATACGAGACGGAGTCGGCGTTTATGCGTCCCGAGGACATTCTGACCCTCGCCAAGGCCGCAAAGATGATCGACGACGCCGCGATGACGGCGCTGGGAGATGCCCCCGTTTCCGCCGCGCAGGCTGGTCGCGCCGGAGCCCCCGGCTCGGGCAACGCCCTGCCACAGATCGTCATCAACATCCCGAACTTCGTCTCCCCGCAGGCGCTGCGCGAGGCCGAGAAGCAGGTCTCCGAGATCCCGCAGCCCGAGGCCGCCAAGGTCCGTCAGCTTCAGGAGCTGGAGCTCGTCGACGCGAAGCCAGTCGGAGCTGTCGAGGCGTCCGCCACTGCCGGCAAGAAGTTCACCATCGACTTTACGAAACTCGGGGCGGCCGTCGACGAGGAGGACGACGAGTGAACGCGACCGAGGAGACCAAGCCGAAGGATGCCGGCGAAGTAGTATCGGGCAACTGGTACAAGCCGGGTCCCTCGATCCAGGAGTTCCACCAGTACGCTCCTCCGATCCTCGAAGGTGGGTACGACGTGCGTGCACTCATCGGTGCGCGTTCCAGCGGCAAGACGACAGGATTGGCGGTCGATGTGATCGGTCACTGCAACGCCTTTGCCGGTGCCAAGTTTCTCGGCTTGCGCAAAACCCAAGTTTCGAACGACGACACCTCTGTCCGCACGTTCAACGATGTATATTCGCTCTGCGGCTACCGCGCCAGTCTGGAGGAGGATACCAGCCTCTTCCGCAAGTGGGACGACGGTCTGACGGTCCGCATCCCCTCCGTGGCGGCCGTCACCGCCTACAACGAGTTCTGCTCGGTCCGCCGGACCAAGGCGGAGATCCGCACGTGGATCGCCAACGAGGGCGACCGGCTCTGCTCCTACATCCTGTTCCGCGGCATGAAGGACGCCCAGAAGGCGCAAGGGCAGCTCCGCGGATTCGAGTGTTCGTATATCGCCCTGATCGAGGCCGACGAGATGGACGAAAACGTCGTCGACTTGGGCGTCGCCTGCTTCCGCTGGAAGGATGCCTACGGAAAGCCGTTCCATCGCTACCGTCTCGTCCTCGATACCAACCCGCCCGGTCCGCGCCACTGGATCGCCCTGACCGAGAAGGAGGTACTGAAGGGAAAGAAGCCCGGCTGGAAATACTGGCACCTGCGCACGGAGGAGAACAAGCAGAACCTCGCCCCCGGCTTCATCGAGGGCCTGGAGAACCAGTACGCCAGCAAGCCGGCGCACCGGCGTCGCTACCTGCTCGGCGAGTACGCGGACCTCTACAACGGCGAGCCCGTCTACCACGAGTTCAAGGAGGACGTGCACAAGGCCGAGAACCTCCCGTTCCCAAAGGGTGCTTACCTCGTCCGCGGATGGGACTTTGGTTCGACCAACACGATCGTCTGGGGCGCCTACTTCAAGATCGACTACGACATCGGCGGGAAGACCGTCCCGGTGGAATACTGGTGGGACCTGTACGAGCGGTACGCCGAGATGAGCGACATCGACCGCCAGTGCGCCGAGGCCATCGCGATCACCGATCGGGAGTTTCCGTTCCACAACGACCGGAACATCTGTAGTGGTGTTTTGGATTTCGTCGATCCTGCTGGGGCCCAGAGAGGCGACAAGGGGTCGTCGGTCGAAGTCATGGCTTCCTACGGACTATTTCCACGGTATCAGACGCGCATCCGTTCACTGGACACGACTATCGCGATCTACAACCGTCTCCTAAAGCTTAGGGATCCGCTCGGCCGTCCATGCTACCAAATTGACCCAGTGACCTGCCCGCGCCTCACCTCCGCACTGGCTGGTGAGTACCGCTACCCGTTCCAAGGGGAAGGCGGTTACCTGACCGGGGAGCCGATCAAAGGCCCGGCAGCCAACGGTGCTGACCATATCTGTTTCGCTCCTGGGACCATGGTCGAGACAAACCGAGGCGAACGACCAATCGAAAGCCTTGTCGCCGGACAGCTAGTTCGGACGAGAGACGGGTACAAGCCGGTCATACGAGCGTGGCAGTCCTCACCGTCTGCGCTTGTTCGCAGGTATATCCTTCCGAACGGGAGGGCGATTGTCGCGACCCCGGATCATCCAATTTGGACCCCCGAAGGATGGCTCCCGATCCAGAAGGTTCACCGGTGGAACGAAGAGTTCAAATCAAGAGTCTTCGCGCTGTCAGTACGCGACAAGCACGAGTTCTTCGCCAATGGGATACTGGTCATGAACTGCGATGCCGCGCGTTACCCGAAAATTAACCTTCTCCGGCTCGCCCACAAGATGATGGACGAAGTCGCAAAGGCCAACTCCGGCCCGCTCGGGTCGGTCCGGAAGCTCAACCCGACGAAGCGGTGGTGGTGAAATGATCCCGAAGGTATTCCATCAAATTTGGATCGGTCCGAAACCCCTGCCTGACAACTGCCGGGAGTGGTCGAAGACACTGCTGCAAGTGAATCCAGAATACGAACACGTGTGGCACGGGAACGAGGATCTGGAACGATACCGCTCCAAAGACCCCGTTATAGACACACTTGTCGCAGAGGGATTCGACTGGGCGATGGTCTCGAACCGCATGAGACTCCTTGTCGTCTACGAGTTTGGAGGATGGCACCTTGACGCGGATGTTTCCGCGCTACGCCCAGTCTCCAATCTTGTCGACAGATACAAAGGGTTCGACGTAGGAATGTGTGCGGTCCCCGCGGACACATGCATCATGTTCGCGAAGCCGCAGGCGCCGCTGATCCAGAGGTGTCTCGATACCAATCCCGGCGATGCCGGGTACAGTGCGGCATGGATGGTGAAGCATGCGATCCCTGGAGAACTAGCCCGTATTCACCATAACTTCTGGGAGCTCAGAATCCCAAACCGCAAGTCGCTGTTCGCGCACCGGGGCCACATGCTTCGCAGTTGGGTTCCTGTCCGACCGTCAGATGAGAACGGAGCCCCGATGCGTACGTGGGCAGAGATCCGAGAGCGTCTACGGGCCGAGCGCAACCGTCTCGCCAACACCAAGGCGATCTGATTGTTGTTGACCCGTCAATCCTCCCGGCCAGTTTGTGTCCGTCCGTCAACTTTTATGAAAAAGACCCTCGGCATCAAAGACTCTGAGCGGTTCGGCCCATCGTACGCCATCAGCCCGGTCGGCGGCAAGAAGGGCAAGGACCCGATCACTTTTCCGTCCATCGAGTTGGTAGGCCCCCAGATCGAGGCCCTCGGTCTCGGCGACGCCAAGATCGGGGACAAATTCATGGCGGAGGTCTGCATCTGCGTGACTCGCAACGAAGCGCGCCGGGACGACCAGAACCCGGAGAAGAAGGTCCACCGCATGTCGATCGAGCTGGAGGACGCCCTCAAGCCGGCTGAGCCCTGCGAGAGCGAGGAGTCCGAGGACGAATCCGAGCCCGAGATGTCGGGGGAGAAGGAGCCGGAGCCGGACACCGAGGAAGAGGAGCCTTCGAAGTCCGTCCGCGGCAAGAAGAAGGCTGATCGCGGCGACTCCGTTTCCCCGTCCGATTCAGGCCTCGAAGACGACCTGGACTGATGCCCAAATCCCTCACAGACCGGCTGGACACGGACGAGAAGTTCCGCAAGGAAATCCAGAAGTGTGTCCAGAGCTATATTACGTTCGCGCGCACGACGCTGGACTACTACACGGCGGACTTCGATGCGGCGCACGACGTGCTGATGTGCTACGCGACCCTCACGAAGCAGGACTATACCCGCATCGCCAAGGGTCACCCTCGCCGGTTCGTGCTGCCGATGACCGCCACGCACGTCCACACGATGACCTCGTTCGTGGCCAACGCCCTGTTCGGCACCGGCAACCCGCACAAGGTCGATCCGGGCGGGCCGGACGACGACCATCCGGCCGTGCTGATGAACAGCCTGCTGGAGTGGAACGCCGAGCAGCAGCAGGCCGGCATGTTCCAGCTCGGCTGGCTCTGGATCGAGAACGCTTTCGTCTACAACCGCGGCGTAGCCTACGACTGCGTGCAGCCGATCTTCAAGGACCGCTGGGTCATGCAGGACGTCGAGGTCAAGGACGAGAACGGCAACCCGGTTGTCGATCCGCTCACCGGGCTGGTGAAAACCCAGCAGGAAGAGGTCAAGGTGCGCGAGCGCATCGGCGATTACTGCCGGCTCGAACTGGTCAGCCCGTACGACTTCTACCTCGACCCGCTGATCCCGCTCTACCGGATGCAGGAGGGCCGCTTCGCCGGCCACCGCATCAACAAGACGTGGACGGAACTCCAGGCCCGCACCAAGCTGGACAAGTCGGATTCGATGTACCTGAGCCCCCGCGCGCTGCTGGAGCTCAAGAAGAAGCCGACCAAGTCCCTCGCCTACCCGACGTCCAGCACTGCCACCGGCCCGACCGGGCAGGACCTCATTTCCCGCACGGCCTACGAGCGCGGCAAGGTTGCGACTCCGATCGACTCCCGTTCTGACTCGAAGGACCCCGGCGTCATTGACTTCGCCGAGATGTGGATCCGGCTTGTCCCGAAGGACTACGAGATCGACGAGCGCACCGACCCTCAGGTCTTCCAGATCACGATTGGCAACGAGCGCGAGGTGCTTTCCGTCAACGAATCGACGTACGAGCATGGGATGTTCCCGTACTCGATCATGGAGCCGCGGCCGTCCACGTTCTACCAGTTCGCCCCGTCGTGGGTGATGCTGCTGAAGAACCTTCAGGACTACACCGACTACCTGAAGAACCGCCACCAGGAGGCGGTCTCGCGCACGATCGGCAACGTCTTCCTCGCCCGCAGCCAGTACGTCGACATTCAGGACTTCGAGGATCCGGACAAGGAGGGCAAGTTCATCAGCATCCTGCCAGAGGCCGGCTCGATGCCGATCAACGACATCATCCGGCAGGTCCCGGTTGTCGACACGACGGCCAACTTTATGAACGAGATGAGGGGCTTCGTCAATTTTGCCGAATCGGCAAGCGGAGCCTCGTCCCAGATGCAGGGACAGACGGGTGGACAGAACGGCTCGGACACGGCCACGGCCGCCGCTCTCGCCGCCCAAGGCGGCACCGGTCGTCTCGGTACGATCGCCAAGCTGCTATCCGTGCAGGCCATCGTCCCACAGACCCGGCGCATCGTCAGCAATTTCCAGCAGTTCTACGACGGAGCCCTTCACCGCCGCGTCACCGCCGGGGAGTTCGATATGGGCGATCCCGAGGACCACGATGTCTCGATCACCCCGGACTCCATCCAAGGCGCGTTCAGCTTCCGTCCGCACGATGGCACGCTCCCCGGCCCCGATGCCAAGAAGACGGCCGCTGCCGCCCGCATCGTCGAACTCATGGCCATGCCGCAGTTTGCGGCGGTCACGAAGCCGGAGCTCGGCAACATCGACCCGCGCAAGGTCTTCTTCGACCTCATCCGCGGCGTCGGCGGGAAGCCCGAGAGCTACCGCTACACGGATAACGACATAGCGCGGATCGCCCAGCAGATGGCCACCGATACGATGGCCCAGACGCAAGCGCCGCTTCTCGCCGCGGAAGCCTCCGGGATTCCCCCGATGGCCCCCGTCGGGCAACCCCCTGCGCCGGCACCCGCCGGACCCCCGCAGGGCAATGCCCCGGTCGGCCTCCACCCAGGCCCGAAGCCGGCCAACCCGAGTCTATACGAGTCCCACATCAAGAGCCTCGGTCAGAAGCAGGCCCGCCCGTCGAATGTTTGATTCCTGACGGCAGGTTTCAATTCGGCGGTTGAAACATTTCCAGCCCGTCACAGTCTCGGGCTCGGAATGAACCTCAAGAAAACCCTGTTCGAGGCCACCGGCTTGTCCGAGGGCGACGCGGACGACATCCGGGCGAATCTCCCAAATTCGCCATTCCGGAAACTCTTCGAGTACCTGCTCGAAGAACGCATTCTCCAGGAGTCCATCAATGGACCAGAGAAGCCGATCACACCTGATTCCGTCTCTGCCCACCGCGGGAAGATCGAGGGACTTCAGATCGCGCTCGGCATCCTCAACCGCAACCATAAGCCCAATACGAACCATGCCCGCTAAGAAGCCCGCCGCCGGTGAGATCACCAACGGCAACCAGCCGGTGAGCGTCTCCGACGCCTTCGGAATCCCGTCCAACTGGTCGCTCCCGAACGCCCTCGGGAACGCCCCGCTACCTGCGGAGACCGTCGTCCCCGACGAGCCGCCGGCCGAACCCGCCGCTCCGGTCGAGACCACCGCCGAACCGGAGGCGCCCGCGGAGCCCGTCGCCCCGGCCCAGCCCGCGGCGCCCGCCGCCGAGCCGAAGCCTGCCGCAGCCCCCGCCAAACCTGCTGTCGTCAAGCCGGAGCCCAAGCCGGCTGCCGAACCGAAGCCCGCCGCCCCGACGGTTGTCCCGCCCGCCCCGCCGAAGATCAAGGTCGGCGGCAAGGAGTACACGGAGGAGGAGCTCGCAGCCCTCGTCGCCAAACCGGCCGCCCCCGCCAAACCCGCCCCGGCTCCCGCCGAGGAACCCAAGCCGCGCACCGCCGAGGAGATCGCCGCCGAGCGCGCCGAACTCAAGAAAAAGGATACGGAGTGGGTCGCTGCCACGGCCCAGCACGTCGACGTCACCCTCGACGAGACGTCGGTCGACACGATCCTAGCCGGCGGCCCCGAGGCTGTCACCGCGATGGTCAACCTGCTCAAGACGACTGCCGCGCAGGCCGTGCTGATGTCCCGCAAGTCCCTGCTCAACGACCTGGACCCCGTGCTGAAGGGGATACGCGACCAGCAGCAGCCGATCATCGAGCGGTATCACCGCGAGGAGTCAGACCGTGCATGGAGCGACTTCACGAAGAACCACCCCGACCTCGCGGACTTCCGCGACATCGTCGAGACGATCGGAAAGGCCATGGTCGAGTCCAACTCGCCGGCCCTCGCCGAGGTCAAGAGCATGGAGGAGTTCGGCCGCGTCGTCGGCGAGGAGGCCCGCCGCTACATCTCCCGATTCAAGCCGGCCGCCCCCGCCAACGAACCCCCGCCGGCCGCTCCGGTCGTTCAGCCCCCCGCGGCTCCCGCCGCTCCGGTGAGGGCCAAGGTCAAGCCGCCGGGGTCCAACCTACCGGCGCCCCAGGCGTCCTCGTCCAACCGTACGCGCGAGGGTGTTGCGAGTCTGCTCCCTGCTTGAAACCATCCGGTGGAAATCAATAATCCAGTTGCGGCGGACCGCCATACTGTCCATCCGTCAACTGTCTTCTGACAAACCTACCAGAGTAACTTCAACCATCGCATCCTACTATGAGCCTTATCTCCGGCTTGCTTTCTGTGCAGAATGCGGACACTGACGACCTGACTGGCGAGTGGCAGCAGCACGTCACCGTCCGCCACGCGAAGGGCATCGGCAACGGTGCCGTCCTGTTCGCTCTAATGACCATGCTCCGCAAGGAGAATGCAGAGTCCACCGAGTTCAACTGGTTCGAGCGTAATCCGGCCCGCCGCGACTACTACTCGAACGCCGGTTTCAACGACTCGGTCACCACCCTCACCTTCGACGACGGTGCCAGCAATGCCGTGTGGGCCGGTCTCTCGGTCAACACCGTGCTGGAGAACAACCGCACTGGTGAGTTCGTCCGCGTCACTACCGACCCGACCACCGCCAACGTCACGGTCTCCCGCGGCCACGCCGGCACCTCCGCCGCCGCGATTCTCGACGACGATCTCTGGACCCGCCTCTTCCTCTCCGCCGAGGAAGGCGCGCTTCCGACCCGCGCCGTCTACGAGAACCCGGAGGAGATGAAGAACTACGTGCAGACGTTCGATGCTGCCGTGTTCCTCACCAACGCCTACAAGGGCACGGTGCTCCGCTCCGACCTCGAAGGGCCTTTGCGCGAGCGCCGCCTCTACGCCCTGGAGAAAATCTCCGGGGACATCGAGATGGCGTTCCTCAACGGCCGTCGCGACCGCACCGTCGGCACCAACGGGTACATCTATCAGACCGGTGGCGTGCGCGATGCACTCGTCCGCGCCGGCCTGACGGAGAACATCCTCAACGGCCTCGGCACCGCGGGCGTCACCATCAGCGCCTTCAAGCAGTGGCTGCGCTCGTTCATGGTCTACGGCTCGAACCAGAAGCTGGGCCTTTGCGGTCCGCTCGCGTTCTCCGCCATCAGCGACTACGCGAACACGGCCGCCGCCGGGTTCCGCATCATGAACAACGAGACGATCTTCGGGATGAACATCACCACGATCGTCACCCCGTTCGGCATCCTCGAACTCACGTTCCACCCGTTGCTCCAGGAGGCGTCCGCTTTCCAGGGCTCGATGTTCGTGATCGACATGCCCAACGTCGTCCAGAAGGTCATGGAGCCACTGTTCCTCGAACGCAACATCCAGACCCGCGGTCAGGATGCCTACCAGGAGCAGTTCCGCGCGAAGTACGGCATCAAGCTGAAGTTCGCGAACGCCTTCGGGTACGCCTACAACCTCCAGAAGATCGTCGCCGACACGGCGACCTCGTAACGTTCCTGGCGCAACCGCATCGGAGCACCCAAGACCACCATGCCCAAAGTCGTGAGATCCCCCAGCGACGTGCTTGCGGAAAGCCCGCACAGCACGCCGACCGCGGTAGCCAAGGAAGCCGGGAAACCGGCGCCCAAGCCGGCCTCACCGCCGGCCGGGTTCGAGGCTCCGCCGCCTGACCCCGTTCCGGAGAAGCCTTCCGGCTTTTCCGGGACTCCGGATGCGGAGGTCCCCGCTGCCCCCGCTCCGAAAGCTCTGTATCGGTTCGTCAAGAACATCAACCCGAGGGAGAAGATCCGCTTCCGGGACGGAACCACGTTCCAGTTCCCGTCGGCGAAGTTCGCGACCAGCGACAAAGAACTGGCGGCGAAGCTCGTATCCGTCGGGTCCACCTACAACATCGTCGAACAGTAGACCATCATGAACAAGTCCGTTTCCACGCCTTCCTCGGGCAAGGTCAAGAGCCCGTCCAACACTCCTGCCGAACAGGAGTCGACCCTCGGCGGTATGCCACCGACCAAGACCGAGATGCAGATCAACGACGCGAACGACCCGAGCAAGCGCAAGGCACCCCCGGGTGTCGTCCACGGCGTCTGATCGTAGCATCTCTTGCCAGTTCCGACGGCGGTTCGGGTTGACACCCGGCCGCCGTCTTTCCATTTGTACGCCATGGCAACGTTCGCTCAGGCGATCGCTCAGCTCGGGATCACAGTCGACCGGGCAGATCTCGCCGACCAGTACCTCGGGTTCTTGAATTTGGCAATTCGTCAATCTTGCCAACGTTTCTCGTTCCCAGAGATGAAGACCCACACCTACCTGACGGTCGGCGCCGGCAACCGCGGGAACGACCTCCCGGCCGACTTCAAGGAATGGCAGAACGGCCGATTCTGCGCGTTCGTCACCGAGTCGGACGGCGAACCGGTTCCCGTGTACTCCCGTCTTGAGCTGGATCGGCTGACCACATCATGGCGTCCTGATCTGTACCTCCTGTATCTCCAGCGCGGAGACGAGCGGTACATCGAGCTGCCGCGGGCCGCCGCCGCCGACATCACGTTCAAAATCTACTACTTCGCCTATCCGGCGGAGGTCACCAGCGAGGAGGTCGCCGGCGGCACCGGACCGGCCGCGACCAATTCGATGCTGAACAGCTACTACAACATGATCCTCTCGAAGGCGGCGGCCCTGGCTTTCCAGTCGATCAACGATGACCAGTACCTGAAGCATGAGGCGCAGTGGGAGCGCGAGCTTCAGATGCACGCCGGAACCAGCATCAAGGTCGCGATGCCGCGGCCAACGGAGGAGAAGCAATGAACTTCGGAGAGATCATCTCGCTGGTTCACAACGCCACGGAGGCCGACAACATGCTTGGTGTCATTCCCCGCATGGTCAACTCGGCCATCCGCGACATCGCACGCCAACGGTCGTTCACGTGGATGGCAGACACGATTGTACTTTCGATCAATCCCGGCGAGTCGACAACTCCGCTTCCGGAGCGGTTCAAGGAGCCGCAGCGTGGCGTCAACGCCCTCCGCGCCATCGACAACTCGACGGAGGGCTTCGAGCCGTGGAAGTTGGTCTCCAAGCAGGAGCTCCTGAAGCTCCAGAAGATCGGAACGAATGTTGCCGACTCGAAGGCGTGCATCGAAGAGATTGCGGAAGGGACGCTCCAGCTCCGGATCGCGGGCTCCGCCGGCGTCGGAGACACGCCGCTGTCGTTTCAGTTGGACTGCTATATGTACCCGGCCGACCTCGTCGCCCGGACGGACACCAACCGGTTCACGACCGAGGCCGAGCAAGCCGTCATTCAGCGGGCCATCTACTTGGTGAACTCCCTGATGAGGGGACGCCAAAAGGAGATGGCGCAGGCCGCAGGACTCTATAAGTTGGAGTTCGACGGGGCGGCTGCCGAAGACGGCGCCCGTCGTGTAGCTGGCCGAGCATTCAGAATGGGAGGAATCTAACATGGCACTTTTTGGAACTGACTTTGATCCGGCGAACCCTGCCGACAACGATAACGTCTCCGGCGGCGCCGGAACGATCCGCGACATCAAGTCCAAGCTGAAGGAGTTTCTCGCGGTCTGCTTCGATCTGGAGACCGGCGAGCTGCTCCCCGACGCCGTCAGTGGTCTCCCGACCCCGGGGGCCGCCGGCACGATCCTGACGTCCGCCGGGCCGTCGGAAACCCCCGTGTGGGCGGCATCCCCCGCGATGCCCGTAGGCGGCGTCATCATGTGGGCGCTTGACACCCTTCCGTCCGGGTGGCTGTGGTGCCGCGGGGGCTCGTTCAACATTGCAGACTATCCTGCGCTTGGCGCGTTGCTCGGAACGACGTACGGTGGCGACGGCGCACTGACATTCGGCGTACCCGACCTGCGGGGCCGTGCTCCCGTTGGCTCCGGGACCGGTGACGCCGCAGACGCGACGTTGTGGGGGACCGGCCAGAAACGAGGAACAGAAGGCGTTACTCTCGACACAACCCAGATCCCTGCGCACACGCACCCGCTCGGTGTCAAGCAGGCAACGGACGGTGGCGACTACAACGCCTCGGGGTCGGACCCGAATCGAATCAACTACGGTTCGGGCATCACGAGTGGATCGACTGGCGGAGGTCTCGCGCACCCGAACATCCAGCCCAGCCTCGGTATCAACTTCATCATCAAGACCTGATGCGCCGAGCCTCGTCCAGCAATAGTTTCGAGGTCGTGGTCAAAGCTCCGACGCTTGGCCTCTACACCCGCATCCCCGGAGAACAGCCGGACCCTCGGGCCGCAACCGCAGCGTCGAACGTTCGGTTCGCTGAAGGTGTCGCGATGAACGCTCCCGGGTACGGGGTGCTGGTGACAGACCCGGTGCTCCCGAAGCTCCCCGTGCTTTTCCAGCAGATCGTGTTTGAGCGGGGAGGAAAGTTCTCAACCAGCGTCATCGTTGGAACGAAGAATAAGCTCTATTCGTTATTCCGGTATCCTGAGGGCTACGTCCCTTCTCCAGAACCGCCACCGCCGTCTTCGTCCGGAACTCCGATCGACTACATCTCTTCAGCGGGAGGGGCATACACTCTGTTCTACCTGCGTAGCAGCGGAGAGCTGTACGCAGCGGGGGACGGCGCACTCGGGCTCGGCTTCCCAACAGGGGCCGATGTAAAGTCTTGGACGCTTACGGCCTCTCAGGTTTCAGCAATTTCAGCCGGCCGCAACGCTGCGATGTACCTACATTTCGACGGAGGGCTCTACTGCTCAGGATGGAATAACTACGGAATGTTCGGAGTTGCGAGCCCCTCCCAAGTGTACGCATGGGTGCAAACAGCGACAAGTGTGTCGAAAGTCTCGTGTGGGTTCCAGCACGCACTTTACATATCGAACGATGGGGTGCTGTACGCGGCAGGCCGTGGGGCGGACGGGCAGTTAGGAAACGGAGCTAGTGCCGACTATGCAGCGTGGACACCGGTAGCGTCCGGTGTGCGCGAGGTTGAGTGCGCGAAGAACGGTGATCGCAGCTACTACATCGACAACACGAATACACTATACGGCGCAGGGAACGGAGGTCACGGAGAGTTTGGCAATGGGTCATCCGGAACCCTAAGCACGTGGACGGCCCTCGCATCTGACGTCGCGAGCGTGAGCTCTGGACGGAACCATACGCTATTTCTCACGAAATCGGGTGACGTATACGCGTCCGGAGACAACTACTCCGGGCAGCTCGGAGACGGGGGCCCATCCTACAGGCTCTCGTGGGCACTGGTTGCAAGCGGAGTCGGTTCAATCGCCGCAGTGAATGACAGGAGTATGCTCGTGAACGCCGACGGGACCCTGCTGGTCGCGGTTAACGGAGCAGGGTTCGCACTTGGCACAGGCGACGAGTCCAATGTCGGGGTATGGCAGCAGAGCGCGACAGCATGCCGTAACGTTATCCAGGCCGGAGATTACTTCTCGGCGTATATCGCTTCCGACGGGAGCCTTGAAGTTGTCGGAGAAAACTACGACGGTAACCTCGGACTTGGGGCAGCAGCGCCCTCAGTTGTCGAGGGCTGGACATACTCAGCCGGTTAACAACACAGCAGATGAGCGACAACTTTGCAGACGCCGAACAGATAACTCTCCCATTCTCGGAGCCCAACCTCCCACTCGGGACTGGGACGCTAGAGCTAGGAGAACCCGTCCCGGTAGCCAGCGCATCGAACTCTTTTTGGTACGCGTGGGTTGCCCCGTCCAACGGGCGTTTGACAGTGAGTACGGAGGGTACAGTTCCGACACTGGATACTCTCGTTGCGGTTTACATCGGGACGTCCCTTGAATCACTAGTCTCCGTCGGAAGCGACGATGACAGCGGACCCGACGCGACATCGGTCTTGGAAGCGGACGTGATTTCAGGAACGGAGTACCGGATTCAAATTACAAGCTACGGAGTCGCGGTAGCCGACGCCGTGTGTTCGGTCGACATCACATTTATACCTGAGCTTTCGTTTCTCCGCCGATACGCGGATCTGCTCGAAATCCACGACTACGGCTCGGACGTTGCCAGCCCGAAGCAGCGGATCGTTGCGACCGGGTTCCTGAACTTCGTGGTTTTCGCCCAACGCAACGCCCCCGTCCTGTACTGGAACGGGTACGGCAATGCCAAGCTGCTCCCCGGGTTGGTCGAGGGTGAGCGGTTTGATGGGGTATGGACGTTCCAAGGGTTCCTGCTTCTATGGGCCGGCAACCGTCTCAAGTGGAGCACGCAGAACGACCTGACCGAGTGGCTTTCGGTTGGGACGACTGCGACTTCGTTGGTCCTGCGCCTCAAGGATCCGTTCACACAGGCCGCGGCGGGGGTGGTCATCCCGGACGTCGCGACTGTTGCGCCGCCGACAGGGCTCGTCGCTGGACAATTTCTCCGTATTGACCTCGACCCCTACTACTCGTTCTTCGAGGTCGTGTCGGTCCTGCCGTCTTCAGGAGAGGACGTTCGAACGGTTGGGATTTCCCAGACAGTAGCCATCGGCGAGACGAAGGACATCTTTCTGGCGGGATATGCGCCGTACCTCGCAGGCGGGAAGGTATACTTCGACAGTTCTCCAATGGCTGTCATGACCGTTGCAGCGGACGCCTCCGCGCTCTCGACAGGTTCAGCGAGCGTGGCTGAAGCGTTCAACGCTCCGGAAGCAGGGAGCAGCGTCACAGTGTCGATCTCTGGGGACACCTCTATCCCGGCCGGAGGATATGTCTCCGTCGGAGCCTCGACCTACCCGGGGCAGGACATCTACTTCGTCGAAGGTGTTAATCTTCTTGGCGGGACGATGACGCTGCGCCGCACCGGTGTCGGCTCCAGCGGGTCGTCGTTCCACGATGTCGGGGAACTAATTGTCCCGCAGATGGCTATCCGGGTCACGAACAGTTCCTCCGTCGTGGCGACGGGAGCTTTCCGTTCCACACTGAAGGAGCAGTACGCTGTCTCGGTCAAGCCGATGGGTCTGACGGGCGAAGCTCCCGCCGGAACAGTGTTCCGGGCAGGGACCGAGATTTTTACCGTTGATGCCAACGGTGCCGGAGAACTCACCAACATCACCAGCTCGGCCCAAGGCGAAATTCTGCACTGCGATACGCTCGGGGACTATGGGTTCGTCTTCAAGCACAGGTCGATCCAGTCGGTGCAGTACGTCGGTGCCGACCAGGGGACGTTCTTCCTCCGGACCGAAATCTCGGACGAAGGGCTCCTCGGGCGGTACTCGTTTGTCAAGGTCGGCCTTGACCTGATGTACTTCGTTGGGAACCGCGAGGTCTACCAGTACGGGGGCGGAAACCAGCTTCAGCCGATTGGGCTTCCCCACACTAAGCAGATGTTCGCCGAACTGGACCGGGCACGGGCCGACGAGATCGTCGGTTACCACAACGAGCGTAGCTCCGAGGTGTGGTTCATCTACCCGGTCATCGGACAGACCGGCTGCCGTCGCGTGTTCATCTACAACTACCTCGAAAAGTCGTCTACGCTGGACGACTACACCGAGGAGATCGGAGGGCTCACGGCTGCGAACGACATCGAGTGGTCGAACGACATCGTCTGGAGCCGTGCCCTTGGAACGTGGGCGGCTCCTGAGTCGTGGGTGGTCGATGCGACTTGGGCGGACCTCGGGTCGGATGTGGCACCACGTTACACCTTCCTCGGAGCGTCGGCGGGACGCACGCCCGATGACGGACCGGAGATTCTGGTCGGCGATGGAAACCAGTTCTCCCGCAAGGGCCTCGCCTACGTGTCCTCGTGGGAGACAGCCGACTTCGATGCAGGCGACCCGTTTCTGTGGAAGTACGTGGATACGATCGTCGCGGCCCTTCAAGTCAAGGCGACGCTCGCCGCAGACCCGGTCCCCTACATCAACATCTCGCTTGGAACCCGTCCCAACTACGACGCTCCGATCACGTGGAGCGCACCGGCCGCCCTGAACGTCATCGGCGGCGCGAACTATGTCTCAAAGGTAAACATACGTGGGTCCGGCCGTTGGTTCCGCCTTCGCGTCACTTCGAACATACCCGAGATCCAGTGGCGGATTTCTCACTTCCGCGTGCTCGGGCGAAACGGTAACGTGTTCTGATGCACACGCCGCTCAAGGACTTTCCGAACCAAACGGTATCTGATCGGGCTTCCGAATCCGGCAAGCTGGAAGCGGCGTTTCGGCAGTGGGCGCGCGAGGTGGCGTTTGCAATCCGGGCCTTGCAGAACCAGACACCAGCTCCTACTACGGCGCAGCCACAGGCATCCGCGGCATCTTCAACAGCTCCTGTCAAAGCGGTCCAAAGCGTGCCGAGCGTGAGCTGGGGGAGAATCACAGGAACGTTGGAGTCGCAGGCCGACTTGAAGAAAGCCCTCGACGGGAGGGAACCGGCGTTCGGAACCCCAACGAGCCCGAACTCGATCCCCGTCTACCAAATCGACGGTTCCCGTAGCTGGTCGGTCATTCCGAACTCTGGGTTCATCGTTTCGACGGCTGTCGCCCTCGAACTCGGAGCGTCCCACGGAGTTGTCGTAGTCAGCGCCGGAGCACCAATCACGCTGCCCAAGGCGATCAACTACAAGAACAAGACTTTCTCACTCATCAACAGCGACGTGCTCCCTGTCACGATCACTCCATTCGGCACGGAGACAATCAGCGGAGCCGCAACTGTTACGCTTGCAGCCCAATGGGAGTCTGTGTCTATCATCAGTGACGGAACCCAGTGGCTACGCTACACTTGAGCGATCCCCAAAATGACCACCGAATCCGAGACCCTCGAAATCGTCCCGACCGACGCCCCGCCGGTCGTCACCACCCCCGTCCCGATCGTCCCATGCGGAGACGCCATGCTCTCGCGGGAGGTGCCCGACACAGGGATCTCAGTATCGGAGTGCAAAATCGACGACTGGATGGAGCGCCTCCTGGATGACCCCGAGGTATTCTGCGGCGCGAGCGGAGGTGCATATTCTCGTACTGAGTTCAACCTTGGGATGGTTCAAGCGGATACCAGAATCTTCGGGGTTTTCAGAGATGGGAATCCCGGAGGGTTCTTCACAGTGCTCCCGATGCAGAGTGGGTGCGTAGAGATTCACACAACAATGGGGAAATCAGTACGTGGCAGATATGCGATCTGCGCTATGCGCGCTGTGCTTCAGCTTCTGAAAGACTCGGGGGTTCGTACCGTCATGTCGTTTTGCTACCGAAATGCGCCACACACGATATGGTTTGCAAAGCAGTGCGGCTTCCGTGTAATCGGTTCACATGCGGACAGTAACACCGTACCAGTAGCTATATGCCTGTAATCCCCGCAATCATTGCTGCCGGAGCAACCGTCTACTCTGCCTCGCAGCAGAAGAAAGCTGCGAAAGCAGCGGCCAACGCCACGCCCGACGCCTACAACGCCTACGGGGAGATCAACGCTCCGATGGAAGGCGCGATCAAATCGCGCGACTCGATCTTCGACACGATCAACTCCGACGCTTTCCAGAGCCAGTCGAAGAGTCTCTCGGCGCAGTATCTGAAGGCGTTGCAGTCGGCGGCGAACGATCGGCGCACGCAGCAGATTTCCGACTACGCGGCTTCCTCCCTTCGCGGTGACTTCCTCCAGTCCCCGCAGATCACCCGTATGGCCGAAGGTGCGAGCGACCAGATCATGGCCGGCGCCGCCGACAATGCCGCCCGACTCCAAGCCATGTACGCCCGAGGCGGAACCGGTTTCTCGACGGGGATGCTCCAGGGCCTTCAGGCCAACAAGACGGCGGCTGCCGCGCAGGCCGCCCGCACCAAGGCGTCGATTCTCGGCCAGAACTACCAGTTCGAGCGCGGGCTCCAGCAGAGCGCCGCGCCATTGCTCGCCGGGGCCGTCGCCGCGCCTGCGACGTATCTCGCCCAAGCATCCGACGCGCTGTACCAGCCGTACACCACGCAGGCCGGTCTCACGACCCAGCTTCTGGGCGGCGGTCAGCAGTTGAGCCCCAAGACCATGTTGCAAACCCCGACCCTCGCACAGAACATCGGGACCGGCGTCAAGACCGCCCAAGGGCTGTACGATCTGTATCAGAACTTCAACACAGGGAAGAACTGACATGGCCGTTCAATACATTTCACTTGCGCAACAGGGCTTCGGCAGCGGGGCTGACGACATTCAGCAGGCCGCCCAGCAGGCACTCATCAACCGCCAGCTCCGCGAGAAGATGGCGGAGGAGCGGAAGACCGCGCCAGCCCGCGCCGAGTTGCTCAAGCAGCAGGCGGCGTGGTATGGAGACCGCACGCAGTCGGCCGAGGCCATTGCGAAGATGCGCGTCGAGTCGGCGCAGCAACTCGCACGCTCCAAAGCGGAAGACGCCGCAACGGCGGCTGAAGTCGAAGCCAAGCACAAGAGCGACCTTCAGGCGCAGGCGGACGCAGCAGCGCGGCTCAGGGGGCAGGACAAGACAGAGGCCGAGAAGGCTCTCGCGGAAAAAGATCGCGCCCTGAAAGCCCTGCACGAAGAAACAACCCGCAAACTCGCAGAAGCAAAGATCGAAGCCGAGCGTGCCAAGGCCGCCATCGACCTCGCGACCAAGATCCCGACCATCAAGGTCGGCGGACAGGCGTTCCCCGCAACCCGCGATGCAGAGGGCAACGTGTCACTCGACACGGAAGGGGTCGATGCGGTGACCGCCCGGCAGGCGGAGCGTGACCAGCAGGCGGCGATGGACGCCGCGCTGGCCCAGCGGTTCGTCAAGGGCGACAACACGGGTGCTCCGTCGAAGGGCTTTTTCCGCCGCGCCCTCAGTGGCCTCGGTATCGACACCGACCCCGAGATCATGCAGGCGGCGCCCGAGGACAAGGCTGCGTTCGGCGCCCTGCTCGGCAACCGCCAGCGGGCTATCGCCGCCGGCGTCAATCCGGATGCCTTCGCCCCGTACGCCTCCGCCCTCGGCGCCAAGCCCGCGGGCATTCCGGTGCACCAGGGTTTCCAGCAGGACCAGACCCCGACCCTTCCGCCGGTCGGTCCGACCAGTGCGCAGATGGGGAGCAGCGCGGCGCCGAACAACCAGTTCGGAGCTACGACGCCTCCTGTCGCAGCTCCTGCGCCGGCCGCCGTCTCCGATACGACGGCGCAGTCGCCGACGTCTCCCACAAAGTTTTCAGCCCTCCCCGTTGGCGCAGAGTTCATGACGAAGGACGGTAAGCGGTGGCGCAAGACGGGTCCTGCGAAGACCGATCGTGAGCTTGTCAGCGAGGCTCCGTCCGGTCAGTGAGGAGCCATGCCAATCCAAGCCGACGAAGACGAGGACGTGTTCGCCGTCCCGAGCCAGTCGAAGCCCGCGACTCGACAGACGTCCACGCTGCCCGTTGTTGACGATACCTACGAGGACGAGGACGTGTTTGTCGCTCCGAGCGTGCCGAAACCTGCGGCCAAGGTTGGCGCGATGAAGCCGACTGCTCCCGTCGACCCGACGGAGGGCATGAGCTTCTTGCAGAAGCTGGACGCAGCGGCAGCTTCAAAGGCCCATGCGATGGGCTCGCTTGTCGATCTGGCATTCAAGCGTTTTGGCGGTGACTCCGCAAAGCCCGTAGCCCCTGCGGATGCCCCGGCGCGCAAGGCCCGGTGGGAGGCGTACCGGGATTCACTCGGTCACGACCCGACACAGCTCGACATTCTGCGCTATGATCTTGGGCGTGAGCCGACAGCGCAGGAGATCGAAACGGCCTCCGCGTGGGACTCGGCGGGTCGTCCGATCACGGCTCCGAACAAAGGTATCATCAACCGGCTGGCAAACATCGGAGGAAGCCTCGCTGTTGATGTTCCGGCGATGGTCGCAACGGGTGGCAGCTCGGCCTTTGGTGGCGTTGTGGGCAAGGCTGCTCCAACGATGAGTCGACTACTCGCCGCCTCCGCACTGCCCGCTGCGTCCATGACGGCTGGCGCAGTCGGTGGAGAAGTCGAGGCGGCCCAGCAAGCGGGTGAATCTCCGGAGATGCAGTGGCAGCGCGCGAAGCTGGCCACGGCGATCAATGCCCCGGCGGCCCTAGCCTCCGGCGCCACACTCGGCACGACCAGCCTCCCCGCGAGACTTGCGACGACCGCGTTGACCGGCGGGGTACTCGGCTACGCGCAGAGCGCGATCGGAGACGTGGCGCAGCAGCGGGAAATCAACCAGGACGCCGCAGTCTCCAATGCCCTCCTGACGGGTATTCTGTCGGCTGTGCTCCACGGCACGTTTACACCGGCCCGGGCGAAGACTCTCGCGGCCGAAGCCGGCAAGCCCGTCGAAGAAGTCAACGCACTGGCCGACCAAGCCCGGCAGGAGTATTCTCGTTGGTGGGAGAAGCAGTTGGCTGCGGAAGAAAAGCTCCGCCAATCAGATACGGGAAGTGTTCTGCTAAAGGATCAACTCGAAACTGAACAACGGCTGGCCAGTGAAAGTGCTGCTGCTGAGGAAGCCGCACGCCAAGCTAGCCCCGCTGGCCAATTCGAGAGCCTGCTCAACGAACAGGAAAATGTCGAAGGCGTCCTCCGCCGTTCCCCCGCAGCCTACGAAGCTCTCAAGCAGGACCTGGCCCGGCAGGCGGCCGAATCGAAGGCAGCGATGTTGAAAGTGTTTAAGCCTACCCCGGAAGCTGCGGCGGTTGCAGGGAAAACGGCGTTGTCGCAGCGGGCACAGGCAACGGCTGAAGCCACCAAAGCCTTCGCACTAAAGGGTGCATCGCTGGACGACCTGATCGGAAAACCAGTAGACTATGCTGGCTACACCGGAAAGCTAATACGTGACAACGAGGGGAACTTCGTGGTCCTGCGGGAAGTCACCCGCAAGGGCGAGCCGTGGATGATCGAGATAGTCGACTCTGGAAAGAATCCGAAGGCTTCTGCTGACGACCTTGGTGTGAAGACCCGAGTTCCGTGGAGGCAGGCAGAAACGGCTCAAGGCGTCCCCGTTGAGGCTCCCGCTGGACCACCACCTTCGACTGGCCGCGGCAGCGCACAGTTTAACGAGGCCATTGGGCTGCTTGCCGCTGACAAGGCGGAAGGGTTGCCGACTCCGGTCTCGGCGGCTACACCGCCTGCAAGCATCCTGAAACCTCCAGCTCCCGGAGTCACGGAGGCTCCGATCACGAAGCCTCTTGTTGAGGCTCCTCCGTCTTCGAGGCCTACCGTCTCAGACACCCGCCACGCTGAACTTTTCCACCAAGGCGAGCCGACTGCCGGCACGCAGCTCTCGTTGTCGGAGTTGTCCGCCCTTACGCCGGACCAGTTCGCGGCGCGCTACGGGGATGTGAACCGGCAGGGCTTCGTTCCGCCGCAGGCCGAGTCGATCCGACTGGGCAACGAAGCCACCACCCCCGCGCAGGTCGCGGAGCTCAAACGGCTGGCCGACCAGCACACGGCCGCTGTCGAGGCTCAACGGGCGGAGGTCCTGGCCTCCGGTGACCCGGAGCGG